GCGCCATCAGCCACCACGCGCGCCACTGCAGCGCCACTGGCCACCGGCGACAAGCCCGTCGCACTCACATACAACAGCGTCCCGATGGCCCAGCCGGTAGTGGTCGCATCCACCACCCCGGCGATCACCATCGAACCGCTCGCGCCTGGTGCCAACGTCTCGGCCATCAGGCCCGCCACGGTCTGTCCACTACTGGTTGCCGCCACCACCGAGCCGTTCCCTGCATCCACCACCGGTGTGCCGGCAGCCAGCGCCACCGCTGCCGCGTTCACCACCTCGAGCAGCTGCTGCTCCGGCTTCTGCAGCGGCACCACGCAATACAACCCATCGCCAACCACGCTCGGCGCATGGCGCACCTGGTACAGCGCTCCGTCAACCCGCAGGAACTCCGATCGCTCCAGGTTGCCGAACGTCGCCGCCAGCGCATTGGTCAGCATGTAGTCCACGCTCAGCACCTGGCCATCAATGACCAGCTCAGCGTTCTGCTCAAACAATGCCCCACCAGAAACGGCGCCAGCAATAACGCTGACGCCGCCTAGGTGCCGGTTGACCACCTCACCAAGCCGAGCGTGGCGGGTGGCCCAGCTCATCAGAAGCTGCCGTTCAGACGGACAACGCAGGTAGCGTCACCGTCGGCGCAGGTGGAGAGGAATACACCGATCAGGGTGTTGCCGCTGGCGACAGCGGTCACGTTCCGGTTCGTGTTGTTCCAGTAGGCGCGGACGCCCTGTGCGCCGCCGGTGCTGGCGCCGGTGGCCTTGGTCAGCGTGAAGGCGCCGACCAGGCTGAAGGAACCGACAGCGCCATTGGCGACGTCGGTCGTGGCCACGCCAAACGTGGCGCCAACCAGGGCCCCCTGGCCGCTGGTGACGGCATAGGGGGCGGTGAGATCGAGCCTCTCACCGTGTTGAACGAAGTTCTTCATGGGGAATCCTCAAGGGGTCGGGGAGAGATCAAACACCGCTGGAGCGGTAGAAGGCGCGGAAGTCCTTGACCGCGCAGCCGAAGTCGAAGCGGGCCAGCAGCTCAACGCCGTCCGGATCGCGCTTCTCGTTCGTGACGATGGTGGGGCCCTCTTCACCGGCCAGGTAGCCGTAGCAGATGCCCTCCACCTGGGTCGGGGTAGCAGCCAGGTACCACTGGGTGGCGGAACCATCAAGGCGAGGCTCGACGATCAGCTGGGTGGCGCCGGCGTAGACGTTCGGGCCGGCGTTGCCGGTGAGCGCTGCGGGGCTGTAGCCGGTCGGATACAGGAACTGCAATGCAGTGCCTTCCAGGTCCGACGGCACGATCATGTAGTTGGGAGACAGGTTGATCACGTTGCCGGCGAGATCGGTCTGCTTGCGCATGGCTTTTTTGCCTGCGTTCATGCCGGTGATGCCGATGGCGCCGGTGCCGGTGTTGTTGTGGCCTGCAGCGAACAGGGCTTGGCCGTCCACCGAAGTGGTGGCGTTGCCGGTGATCAAGGCCCACACCAGATCGCTCTCCAGGCGCCGGAAGCCGCGGCCGAGGATCTCGGGGACGCGCTCCAGTGCGCTCAGGTCGTCGTTGATGATGGCCTGACGGGTGATGGTCAGCTTCCTGGCGTAGGTGCTGATCCGCCACTGGTGCTGAGCCTCGGCCAGGGTGCCGGCCTTGTACTCGCCACCCTCAAGCAGTGCCGCGGGGCGGAGGTCGCCGGCGAGCACCAGATCGCTGCTCAGCTTGAAGTCAGGCAGGTTCTGCTGGCGGGCCAGGGGCTTCCAGGTGTGGGGCTCCTCGGCGTAAGCAGCGTCCAGACTCTTGCCGGCCAGGTTGCTGAACAGCAGCGGGAAGTCGCTGGTGGAGTGGAAACCGCGCTGGACCAGCTCGGACTTCGACATGCCTCGGGTATCAACACCGCGGCTGTCGAGGAACATCCGGGCGTACTCGAGCAGCGTGTAGCCGCGGTACTGCCGGCCGATCTCGGTCACCTCAGAGCCGGGGGCGATCCGGTTCATCAGCGCATCACCGATGCCACGCATCAGCGTGTCGCCAGCGTCGCGGGTCACGGTGGCCGTCGCCGCAGGATGCCCAGCAGTGGACTGGCTCTGGTTGGCATACATCAGATCGAAGATGCCGCGGATCACTTCATCGTGAGGCTTGCCGGAGTCGATGAACTCCTGGGTCTTCTCAGCGCTGAGCTTGGCAGCAGCGCAAGAACGGGTGATGTCGCGCTCACGCTTGAGCTCGGCCACGGTGCGCTCCAGCGTCTCGTCACGCTGGGGCTCCTGGGGCTGAACGGGGGCGGGGGCGGAACGCACCACCTCAGCCGCGGGGGCTTCGGTAGCGATGGGTGCCGGATCCCCTCCGGCCTGTTGCAGTTGGTCGGACATAGGAGAATCCGGGGGTGTGGTTTGATCGTTTTCGCCGCGCATGATCGACTTGTGGTCTTGCCCCGTGACCACAAGCGACAGCTCAGCAATGCCCCAGTCCGTCGCACGATCAAGCGACGACCCAGGCGCCGGAGGCTCCAGCCGATAGATCCTTGCGCCCACTGAGAAGCGCGCCGATCCGTTCCGCAGCCTCGGCTCTGCCTGCTCCATAGCGGCAGGCGATCCATCCACTCGGACGACACCCACCAGAGCGTGGCGCCCATCGACGCGCTCCAGTGACATCGACTCCAGCACCCCCCACACGTACTCGGACGCGCGGCGGTGATCCAGGACGGTGGGAATCGGCCGCTCGGGCCACCGAATCGCCTCCCTGGAATGGACGAGCTGAACACCATCGCCCACGTCAGCGTCAGTTGAGATGACGACCGTCGCGGTGCGTTGCTCCTCGTTCCAGCTGGTCGGTGCAGCAAGCGCCATCCGCAAAAGATCGCGCTCAGTTACATCGGCCGTGTCAGTAGTTGCAGGGTGTTCCATGCCGACAGGCTATGGAGTCACCACTTGCGAGCGTTGCGCATCCTGCGCAGGGTCAATATCAAGAACCAGGCCGCGCGCCTTGGCGGCTTGGATGTCGGCCTGCAGCTCATCAAGCAGCTCCAGCGGCACAAACCCGAACGATCGCTGGACTTCGCTCAACGTCATAAAGCCGGCGCGGATCGCATCCTTCAACCAGCCGATCTCTTCCTTCGGGTTCACCATCTCCCGCCGCGGTGGTGTCCACACCATCCGGGCTGGACCGCGCACGCCGAGCATCACCTGGCACATCTCCCGGAACCACCCATGCACCGGGTCCAGCAGTTGCGGCACCGTGATGTTCCATCGCCACCGCGCCACGTTGCGATTGAACTCCAGCCAGCCCATCCGCGCGCTGGAGAAGTTCACCTCACTCAAGATCCCCGTCAAGCTCTCGAAGGAGATGCCATAGCCCACGGCCACTGCATGGAGGTGATGCAGCTGGGTGGCGGTGTAGTCGCCGCTGCCAGGGGGCTGCGCAAACCTGATGTCACGCCCCGGCGGCAGGATCTCCACTGCACCAGGCTCCAGCGTGTCGATGATCTCCGCCGCCACGCTCGACAGGTTGTCCGGCGACTCCATCTCCGTGACGAATGCCGTGTAGCAGGCTGCCAGCTTGTCCTTGAGCAGCTGCGCGCTGTCGCGGTCCGCCATGTCCCGCAACCGCAGAATCACCGATGCACCCCACGGCACACCGGAATACTGGCCAGGCCGGCGCACCTCGTAGTGGTGGATCACCTCCGCCTTTGGCACGAACGACGATTGCGCGCGCACGCCGCTGTACTCCCGCTCGCCTGGGTGGCTGTCGCGCAGCCAATAGCCCTCAAGGCGGCCCTGGGAGTCAAATTGCTTGCCGCCGATGATGCGCCGGCCCTCATCGCGGTCCGTGTCCAGCCAGTCAGGCTCCAGCAGCTGCAGCTGCAGCGGCGGCAGGCCCACGTCCATCAGCTCCGGCGCATACCGATGGCGGATCAGCACAGAACCCCGCACTGCCGTGGTTCTGGCCGCCAGCTCCTGCAACCCGTAGAAGTTGAGCTTCCCGTAGAAGTCACACAGCGGCGACTCCGACCACTCCTGCCACAGGGTCCCGTAGCGCTTGGTGCCGCCGGGGCCCGGCGCACCCATGATCCCGTCGCCGATCCAGTTGCCTTGAATGACCTGGATTGCTCGGCCGGCCCATGGGTCGTTATCCACCAGGTCCTGATGCCGCTTGATGAGCGTGCTCATCGCCACCCGCAGGTCAGCGTTCGGGCCGCCGTTGGTGCTGTACCAGTTCTCTGTCCGCCGGGACTGCTTGGCAGCCTCAAATGCGCGCAGGTGGTTGCGCGCGATCTGCAGCTGAGCCTCTGCCAGCGCGTCTTCCAGCTGTTGACGCGATCGCTTCTTTCCCATCAATCCCTCCGGAAGCTGTGATACCGCCGGAGCCGCGGCGCGGTGTCCGTAGGGGATAACTCAGCGGCCATCAGATTCCGCAGCTGGATCATCTCCGCAAGGCTTCGATACTCTGTCCGCCGGCCGTTGGCCTGGACCACAAGCACGCCATCGGCAATGGCAGCGTCAAGGTCAGCGAGCTGCTGGGAAGTGAAGGCCATACGCGCAGGCTATTGAAGCCAAGTGCCGCGTTTGCGCTTGACCGTTCGGG